AGTTATGGTGGTATATTTAAGAGACGAACTGGTGGCGGTCCTCCTGTTCCTTCCCCACTCCAAGTTCTTAGTGGCCAGCTTAGAAATACTGTTAACAGTGTTGGTCTCCAGGTCGCAGTTTGTGAGGGATTGGGAATACTTATCGATTGTGAAGCGTATGCGACAGTTGCAGCTACTGATAATAATGCTGGAGCGGTTGTTGTTGGACGTGTTCAGGGAGATTCAACCTCAACTTTCAGTGGGTATTTACTTGAACTTAGTCCAATTGGTCGATTTGTTCTAACTCGTTATAACAACGGCACCCCAACTCAAATAGCAACAACTTCAGCATCATTAACAACAACTAATGGAGATCAGTTTGCGATCCGATGCTTAGGTTCTAGAATCGAGGCATGGGGAAAACTTGCAGCAGATGGTGGAGTTTGGAAAATTTATACAACAGCTGTAGATTTTACCTATTTTTCTGGATTTATTGGTACTGGAATGCATTTAGTAAGTACAGTAGGGTCTTATGCCCTTGCTGTAGATAATTTTGGTGGGGGTCCAATAAATTACGAAATCTACACACCAGGAGTTTTTGTTCCCGAGTCTCAACCGCTTTTACCTCTTATCGCGGAATGGATGGGACAGAAGTTTCTCACTAACACACAAATTATCAATGAAGCATTTATTCCAGCCGGAGGACCTGTTGATTATGTAGAATCTGCAACCATATCTAGTGTCACCAGTGTTCAAAGTTCCGAGAACACAGACTGGCTCGATACATCAGGCTCAATTAATGGCGTCTCATCCATCACTACAACTGAGACGAGCCAGTTTGTTGAAGTAGCAACGATTAGTTCGGTCACGGCGCTTACAAGCGTTGAGGTATTCGCGCCATTTATACAGAAGGCTGCGGTACAACCTCTCTTGATGCACTTGAGAGACGTCGCTGGTATGAGGCTTATCATGCCAGTACCTGTGCCGGACTTTATTGTAATAGTTGGCGTTAACTACACAGACTCCGCAACTGTATCTGGCGTTACAAGTGTTCAAAGCTCGGAGAACACTGATTTCTTAGATACTAGTGGTAGTATTAACGGCACTAGCTCCGTAACTAGCACAGAGACTGCACAGTACGTTGAAGCTAGTACCGTTAGCAGTACCACTTCGTTAACGAGTGTTGAGACGACGGATTACGTCGAAACTGCAACTATCGCGTCTGTCACGACAATCTCAGTACAGGTCGAAACATACCCAACTCCACCAGCATTTATAACCCCGTTATTGGTGACACTTGGTAGGGGTGACCGTCTACACAATCTAATCCTTAATCCCGATTATGTGATAACAGGTGTTGTTTATACGGATTCAGCGGTCGTTGCTTCCGTCACCAGTGTTCAGAGTTCTGAGAATACTGATTGGTTAGATACCTCTGGAAGCATCAATGGCACGTCATCCATAACAAGTACTGAAACCTCACAATATGTTGAAAGTGCTACAATCGCGTGTACCACTAGTATAACTAGCGTCGAAACGACTGATTATGTCGAGACTTCGACGATCTCATCAATCACGACGCTTACAGTACAGGTTGAAACATATCCAACACCACCGGCGTCAGTAACTCCGTTACTCATAAAGATCGCTGGCAAGGGTGTTAGACTCCATAACCTGATCCTCAATCCGGCCGACTCTGTTAGAGTCAATTACACGGATTCATCGACTGTTGCTGGAATAACGAGCATACAGTCTAGTGAGAATACTGACTTCCTTGATACATCTGGGACGGTTCAGGGTACTTCGTCCATAACATCAACAGAAACTGCTCAATTCGTTGAGAGCGCAACAGTCGCTGGTGTTACCTCAATCAGCACGACTGATACGGCACAGTATGTTGATAGCGCCACTGGTGCGACTATTACAGTAGTCACTTCCGCAGACGTTGCTGCATACGTAGACTCTGCGACTGTTTCAAGTGTAACGAGTATAACCAGTGTCGATACGGCAGACTATGTAGAAACTGCTACGATCGCCGGCGTTACAACTGTAACTACCGCCGATCAGTACATTCCATTCACTACTGCACCGCTCACTATCACACCGCAGCCTCTCTTAATTGCGCTCGCACGTCACGGCTTACTCCACAATAATCGGCTTAATCCAGCAGATTCGGTCAGAGTCAATTACGTAGATTCTGCTACCATCACGTCGGTTACTGCGACTACTAGCACAGAAACTGGTGATTGGGTTGATACTGCTGGAACGATTAGTGGCACATCAACTGTCACAAGCACAGAAACTGCTCAATACGTTGACCCTGCGACCGTTGCGTCCACAACATCTCTCAGCACCACTGAGACGAGTACCTACGTTGACCAGAATATTGGCGCTACTGTAACAGTCGTCATTAGCACAGAAACTACTGATTATGTAGAAACCGCATTGGTCACAAGTATTACGTCGTTGCAGAGCAACGAGCAGTACGCGCCACTAGGCATAATTACTCAATTTGCACCAATACCACTACTCATCAAATTTGGTCATGGCACCAAACTTCACAACAATCGACTTACGTTTGCTGACTCGGTTAGAGTCAATTATGTTGAGAGTGCAACAATCTCAACATCGACTAGTCCGACTAGTACTGAGACAACTGACTTTGTTGATGGTGTCCCTGCTGCTTGCAAGACCACCATTACATTCACGGAGATTCCCAGTGGGACCGACTCACTAACAGTCAATGGCACAACAACCCTCACATCGACAGAAACCGCACAGTATGTCGAGTCTGGGCTACTTCGCACAGTTACATCAGTTTTCTCGTTTGAAGATTACACACCAATCATTACTGCGTACTCTGACTTATACATAATTGGAGCACAATCTCGTTGGGCAATTACCGAAGCTATGCCACGGTGGAGTATTAGTTCCACTAGACAGCGTTGGCAGCTAATGGCACATTCGCCTCGTTGGGCTGTGCAAGGTGTTAAAAGGAGATGGGCCGGATGGTCACACTAAACGTAGGTACTAAAGAGTTAATGTCAATTGATCTTGCTGATCGTATTCAGGGGATTAGCGACATATCCCCGTATGTCGTCCAGGCGTGCATCAAGTCGGAAGATGAGTTAACCACGCCACAGGCATACTCCAATGTAGCAAACAAAGTTCTCATGCGCGTTGACGTGTTAATAGACACGACTGTTGGATTGTGGTCAGAGGGCACGTACAAGTTATACCTCAAAATTACGATAGCCCCCGAGGTTGTAATACTCGGACCCGTTGAGTTTGGCCTGAGTTAATATGCCCAGAGTAGAACCCAACATAAGTCGTGAAGCTCTGTTTGAGCAGATTGAGTACGAACCTCACTCAGAAGAACAGTGGGATATCCACCGTTCGGATGCTAGATTCCGTGTGCCTTGTTGTGGACGTAGATGGGGTAAGTCCACTTGGGCAGGGCATGAGGGCACACTTAAGATGTTCGTGCCTGATAGTGTAAACTGGGTAGTTGGTCCTGACTATGGACTCGGTGAGAAAGAGTTTCGCATTGTGTGGAACGACTTTCGTAAGCTCGGTTTAATGAAGTACTGCAACAAATCTTATAACGTGAAGCAGGGTAATATGCGGATTCATTTCAAGGAACTGAACTCGCTCATTGAAGTCAAGTCTGCTGAAAGACCCGATAGCCTCGTTGGTGAAGGACTCGACCATGTAATCATGTCAGAAGCAGCAAAACACAAGATGAGTACGTGGCAAATGTATATCCAGCCTGCTCTTACGGACAAACGAGGTTCGGCAGACTTCCCCTCTACGCCACAAGGCTTCAACTGGTACGAGGGACTCTATCAACTTGGGCAAAGTGACGACCAGCAGTTAGTTGAATATGCATCATGGAGATTGCCCACGTGGACTAATGCAGCAATCTTCCCTGGTGGGTTTGATCCCAACTGCATCAATATACTTGAAGGGCACCACTACACCAATCATCCATGTACGTGTGATCTTGAGTTAGTCACGACATTCAACACAGTTAGTTATATGTACTGGTTGCAGGAGTATGCAGCCGAGTTCACAGCCTTTGAAGGACTCATATATCCAGAGTTCCAAGAGCGCACACACGTTCGAGAGTTTGCATTTAACCCCTCTTGGAAGAACTGGTGGGCATTGGACTTTGGATACAATGATCCTTTTATCTGCTTAGATATAATGATCGACTCAAGCGATCGTGTCTACGTTTGGCGTGAGTATGTTGTTAGTTACAAGTCAACTGGTGATCATGGTATTATTCTCAAGAACAGGGATAACCCCGATGGGTTCCACGTTGATGCAATTGCTGCCGATCCAAAGGGTGCAGACGAGATTGCAACTCTTGCATGGATTCTAGGTTCTATATCGCACAACAGTGTTGGCGTTACTATGGGTTGTGAGGCTATTAAGCGTGCAATGAAGATACGCGATGATGGATTACCGGGGTTAGTTATTCATCCTCGATGTGTTAATACGATCAAGAGTCTTAAGACGATTCATTCAAAAGA